TACTGCGGGGAATGGCCGGAAGGTGACTGGTGGATCTCGGCGCATGGCGATCTGTATTCGGCGCGCCCAGTGCTCTTTCGAAAGAAAGCTCAAGAACACCTACCCAAGTAGCTAAGCCATCGCCTAATTGAGGGAAGCAAAATGGACCATGCTGAAATACCAAAAGCATCTGAGGCTAACTGGGCGCGATTCGGCACACCCGTAATTCAAAGCCATGTGTGGCATGAAGGTACGTGCTTCTTTGTATCTACTACCCTCATAGAATGTTCCTCCCCACATGGGCAATGGGTATTCTACTATGAGCACATGGCTACACTATTGGATGAGTCTGGCCCATATTCCCTTGGGATTGTGGCTCGCTCCCCAAATGACTGTAAAGCTTTTGAATACCACAGTGATCTATGCAGGCAACTTTCTCGCACAGGCAAACACGTCAGCAAACCACTGGAAGGGTAACGAATGAACGTTGAAGCAAACCCGCCCACAACCCACGGCGTGGCTACCGAAGAAACTTCTATCCCTTGCGACCATGATTGGAAGCTGTTTGATAAGCCCACCAACGGAGGGTTTGGGACGGCTCAGGCCGTTGGATGGGAATGCGCACTCTGCAAAGAAGTACAGACGCTGTAGGTCAATGCGTAACTACTTAAGGAACAACAAATGAATGCTGACGAGAAAAAGCTTGTTGCAGCGCTGTACAAGCTAGCGACCGCGATACCTGAGTGCAAGCGAATAGCCGCCAATCGCGATCCGCTGCCCACGCTCGACGACGAAAAATGGCAACCAGTACTGGGGTGTCCGCCAGCAGACTCTGAAGACGGACGATACAGCCCGCTTGTCTGGCTGGCTTTGTCAGATGGGCGTGTCCTACCCGGACAGGCTCTATACGACATCAGTAAGGTCGGACCGGCGGTGCGCGATTGGTTTGTAGTCGTGCGCGAATCGGAAAGGGTAAAGGTAACCAATTATTTGGGAACCAACGTCACCGTCGTAGCATACATGCCGATTACTACGCCGACACACCCAGTAGTCACAACGAAGCTCAAACATCAACCGAAATAACCACAGGACACTGACATGGCAGTAGCATCGGCAAAAAAGCTCGTCAAAGCGAGAGCCAATCTCGTAATGAGCCATCCGTTCTTTGGAGCTCTCGCGCTTCGCCTCAAAGTTTTGGCCGACCCAAGCATTAAAACGGCCAACTGCGATGGTGAATACATTCGCTACAACCCAAAGTTTGTCAATGAGCTGTCGCTTAGTAAGGCTCAAGGCTTGATCGCCCACGAAGTAATGCATCCGGCTTTTCTGCACCACACGCGCCGCGGTAGCCGAGACATGAAGAAGTGGAATATTGCTTGCGACCACGCAATTAACTCTATTCTGCTTAAGGCCAATTTTGCTTTGCCCAACGGTTGCTGCGCTGATCCAGCATATGCCGGAATGCCCGCTGAGCATATCTATACCTTGCTCAAGGACGAACCAGACCAAGATCAAGATGACAACAACGGCGATGACCCGGGCGGTGATGGCGGCGTTGGAGATAGCCCGCAAAGTCAAAACGCCGGCGGCAGTCAGTCACAGCAAAACCACGAAGAAGCCGAGTGGAAGGTAGCGGTCGCTCAAGCCGCGCACGTGGCCAAACAGGCAGGCCATCTGCCCGAAGAAATTGAGCGCATGCTCAAGGAACTCTTTGAGCCTGTCCTTCCGTGGCGCGCGCTTTTACGTCGCTTCATGACCGAGCGGTGCAACGATGATTTTTCGTGGTCACGCGGCAATCGGCGCTTTGTTGCGCAGGGCCTCTATCTGCCCAGCCGCATTAGCGACGACGCCATGGGCGAGATCGTCGTAGTTATCGACACTTCAGGGTCTATCGGTCAGAGAGAACTCACTGAGTTTGGCAGCGAGATCAAAAGTATCATCGACGAAGCCCGACCGAGCAAAACGTATGTGATCTACTGCGACGCTAAGGTCTCGCACGTCGATGAATTTGCGCCCGACGATGAGCTGCAGTTTACGAATCATGGCGGTGGCGGTACAGATTTTCGCCCCCCGTTCGTGTGGCTTGAGAAAAATCAGATTACCCCGCGCGCGTTGATATATCTTACCGACGGCGAAGGCCCGTTCCCAGCTCAAGAATCGGATTTTCCGGTCATGTGGGTTATCAACAACCACAGAGTTTTTCCACCCCACGGCGAGCACATTGTCTTGGAAGTGTGATGCCCATTCTGTACATCGTCGCAGATTGCCAGTACTGGATGAGTATCCCGCAAACTCGCCAGCTAACATGCGGGCGCGTGCGGTTTACCCGCGACAGGTGTGTGCCTCCTAGCGGAGCCAGCACGTACGAGTCAAAAGCCGAAGCGGCAAAAGAAGCGCTGGTGCACCACCACCAGCTTATCCGTGAAACTCGCTGCTCCGACAGCACGTGGCAATACCAATTGCTGCTTGGATTTGCCAACCCGCTAGAAGAGTAGCGCGCAAAGCAATCTTTCGTGAAGGACTGGCTAAATGATTTGCTACAGTGAAGCGGCACAGCTATATGAGGGGCGTAAAAACAAACGTCTTGGTCGCAGGCTAAAGGACCGCGTATACATGGTGCACGATCCTGCTCGCGACTGCTTTGTGGTAAGCGAGGTTGGCGGCATGTATGAATGGGCGGAAATAGCCGACGCGGGCGGGCCGCCGAGGCAGTATGTACACGTTCGGATTCCAGAAGAACGCCGAAAAGCACGCCCTTTTGCCGAGATTCACACCGACCACATTCTGATCACACGAGACGTATCCAACGGGCATCTCTCTAAGCTGTTTGATGTGACGAGCGCTAGTTCTCGCACAATTAAGCTGTCTGGCCGCATGTGGACATACCGAGACCGTGCCGGCAAGTGCCACAAAACTAACGGCGACGTGCCGATCCGAGTCACGAGTGAAGGCATTTCCAGCTGTACGCCGCCCAAAGTACGAGTGCACGACGTTAAAAAGAAAACCGAACTAAACCGACTGATCCAGTCGGTGCGCGCAATGCTGACAGTGCGCGCCAAGTTGGGCGCATTCGACTCGTTTTCTTCCGACTTGCCTTCTGTAAATTGGCTCAGGGGATACGTATACCAGCACGAAGAGCTGTCCGGACTGCTGAAGCCGTCTATGAAGTCGCCAAGCTTCTCCGAGGCATTCCTGAAACTGCTCAAGCGCGTGAACCAAAAAGACATAGCCTCGTTCTACCCGTTGGTCGCCTTACTTTGTTCAAAACACCAAACTTTCGCCACCAAAGGACCCCTTGATCGAGTTGACTGGGTCAAGCGCTACAACAATATCGTGAATAGCGCGCGAGAAGGACTTCGAACCGCGACGAAAGCTGTCAACTATGTCGTTCCCAGCTGATATAATGTATACCCCGACAGAAACTCTCAGAGGAAAGAAAATGGCAGGCATTGACGCGTGGAGCTACTCACGATTGGCGATTTTTGAGCAGTGCAAGCTGCATGCCAAACTAGCCTTCATTGACCGGATTCCTGAGCCTGAACGGCCGCTTCCACCGGGAAAGACGGAGCACGCCAACGACCGTGGTACGCGCGTTCACAGCGCCGCTGAAAAATTCTTGCAGGGCGGTGTTGAACTGATCCCTGAGCTGCACGCATTTCGTGAAGAGCTCCTCCACCTGCGCGAGCTGTACAAGCAGGGTAAAGTCAGTCTTGAGGGCGAGTGGGCTGTAGACCGCGACTGGAATCCAACCGCATGGCGCTCGAGTAACGCGTGGGCGCGCATAAAGCTCGACGTTTTTGTACGGATGTCCAAGACGCACGGTGTAGTCATTGACTACAAGACCGGCAGGAAATACGGCAACGAGGTAAAACATGCCGAGCAGTGTCAGCTCTATCAGCTTGCTGCGTTTCTGCGATACCCGGAACTGCGAGTAATTGACGCTGAGCTTTGGTATCTGGATCAAGACGAAACCACCAGCGTACGCTACACACGAGAGCAAGGACTGCGCTTCTTGCGCAACTTCAACGCTCGCGGCACGGCTATTACCAGCGCAACAGAATTTCCACCCAACCCAAACATGTTTTCATGCCGTTGGTGCGCATACGGCCCTCGTGGAACAGGACATTGTAAGCATGGAGTGTAGTGTGCCGAAAACGCCGGGTACAACTATCGAGCCGAGGAAGAAAGATGAAAAAATTGCCACTGTTCAAGCACCAGATCGATAGCGTCAAGTTCATGCAGCAACGCTCGCGAGTTCTCGACAGCTCTGATCCCGGCACTGGTAAGACTCGTGTGCAGATTGAGCTTTTCGCACTGCGTCGCAAACGTAATGGCGGCGCAGCGCTTGTTATCGCCCCTAAGTCCTTGCTCCGCAGCGCGTGGGAAGATGACTTTAAGAAGTTCGCTCCGCAAATTACCACTGCCATTTGTCCAGCTGATAAGCGCGATCGAGCGTTCGCGCAAGTAGCTGATGTGTACATTACCAATACTGACGCAGTGAACTGGCTAGTTAAGCAACCCGCAGGGTTCTTCAAACGATTCGACACGTTGATCATCGATGAGTTGTCGAGCTTCAAGCATCACACTAGCCAGCGTTCAAAAGCACTCAACAAGATCAAAAAACACTTCGCGAACCGGTATGGCCTTACTGGCACACCGAACGCAAACTCAATCACCGATATCTGGCACCAAATATTCGTCCTTGATGATGGGCAGCGTTTGGGCAAGTCGTTCTACCAGTTTCGCAATTCGGTATGTCAGCCACGCCAAGTAGGATCGCAGCCAAACATGCTGCAGTGGGACGATCGACCCGGCGCAGAACTTGCTGTCGGCCAGCTTCTTACAGACATAGTCGTGCGGCACAAGTTCGAAGAGTGCATCGACATTCCGGCTAACCACACTTACTCAGTGCCGTATCACATGTCACCAAAGCAAACGAAAGCGTACCAGCAGATGGAGAAGGAGGCTATCGTGAAGCTGGCAAACGGATCAATCATATCGGCAGTAAACGCAGCAGGGGTTATGACCAAGCTGCTGCAGATTGCCTCCGGAGCCAGCTACGTCGAGGGGGAGGGATATGCCTCGGTAGACAGCGGCCGGTACGAGCTGGTAGGTGATCTTGTCGACCAGCGAGATCACAGCGTCGTATTTTTCAATTGGGTGCATCAGCGTGATCACCTTGTCAAAGAGTTCGAGAGACGAGGAATCACATACGCAGTCATCGACGGCAAAACTAGCGGCAATGCGCGCAAAGAAATTGTCGATCACTTTCAAGCGGGGTTCTACCGAGTGTTGTTGGCCCACCCGCAAAGCGCTGCCCATGGCCTGACGCTGACCAAAGGCACAACTACAATCTGGGCATCGCCAACATACAATCTTGAGCACTTCCTGCAAGGCAACCGCCGCATCTACCGCGCCGGCCAAACACAGAAGACTGAAACGATTGTGGTGCTTGCCCCCAACACCGTCGAAGAAGGTGTGTTCAAGAAGCTGCAAGAGAAAGACGTTCGACAAGGCAGCATGCTCAATCTACTGAATGAGCTGTTTCATGACCGATAGAGATAACCACGGAGAACCAAGATGTCAAATTTCGCAAAGCGCCCTTCTCTTACTCCGCTGAACATCCAGTACCAAATTGAGTGGGAGAAGCGATATCAGCAGCTGTTGCTACAGTTTCTTGCGACCCATGAAGAGTTCGACGGTAGCGCGGTTGCTGCATGGATGCGAGTTCGCGGACTGCATGACCCGAATCACCACAACCTGTGGGGTACGCAGATTCTGCACTACGCTAACCTTGGTTGGATGGTGCCAGTAGGTCGCGGCATCCCTAGCGGAGCCGCCCACATCGCACAAGTACGCATTTGGCGCAGCACCAAGTTCGGGAGCAAAAAATGACCGTAAAAAACGGGCTTGTAGAGGTCAACGGCAAAAAATACTCGATCGTCACGCTCGATTTTGAGACTTACTACGACGCGACATACACCTTGTCAGGAAAGTTAAACACCTCGGAATACATACGCGACGATCGCTTTCACGCACACGGCGTAGGGATAAAGATTAACGCAGGCAAGACTCGCTGGTTCACAGGCAAGAACATTTCGCTAGCATTGCACGAAATCGATTGGCAAAGAAGCGCCATGTTGGCCCACAACACGGCATTCGACGGATTCATCTGCTCGCACGTGTATGGCGTCAAGCCAGCTATCTACCTTGATACGCTGTCGATGGCGCGCGCTGCACACGGCCACCACATGCGCCACGACCTTGACACCATAGCTAGGGCCCACGGGCTTGCTGGCAAAGTAAAACGTGCGGCGCTTACCAACACCAAAGGCAAGCAGCAACTCACTAGCGCTGAAGCGCGCGCACTGGGTGCGTACTGCGTAGATGATGTGGACGATACGTACGGAATATTTTGGAAGCTCTACGACCACATCCCGGATGAAGAGCTGCGTCTGATCGACATCACGCTCCGAATGTTTTGCGATCCTGTGCTTCTTGTCGACATGCCGCGAGTGCAGGCCGAGCTTAAGGCAGAGCTTGGCAGCAAAGCCGCGGCGCTCTACAAAAGCGGTGTAGGCGTTGAAGAGTTCATGTCGAACGACAAATTCGCAGAGCTACTTAAGGGCGCGGGCATCGACCCGCCAATGAAGATCAGCAAAACCACGGGTAAACCGACTTATGCCTTTGCGAAATCTGACCTCGATTTTCAAGAGCTACTAAATCATCCTAACCGCAAAGTCGCCGCACTGGCAGATGCGCGGATAAAGGTGCGGTCAACGATTGGCGAGACTCGAGCGGTACGCTTTCTCGAAGCCGGCAAAGACGGGATGCGGCTGCCGATTCTGCTGAACTACTCTGGCGCGCATACTCACCGCTGGTCGGGCGGCAACAAGATGAATCTGCAGAACCTCCGACGCGGAGGTGAGCTACGTCGCTCTATTTTGGCTCCCAAAAATCAGGTCATAGTCGTAGCGGACTCAGCACAAATTGAGGCCCGCGTCCTCGCGTGGCTGGCGGGGCAGACCGACGTCGTCGAGGCTTTTGCTAGCAAGAAAGACGTGTACAAGCTTATGGCTTCGGCAGTATACAACGTGCCCGTAAGTGAGGTCACCAAGGATCAGCGCTTCGTTGGCAAGGTCTGCATACTGGGCTTAGGTTTTGGCATGGGAGCAAAAAAGCTTCGCCAAACCTTAGAACAGGGCGTCTTAGGCCCGCCGGTTGAGTTCTCCTTGCAGGAGTGCGAGCGCATCGTCAATGTCTATCGTTCGCGTAACTACAAAATCAGGGGCCTTTGGAAACTTATGGACAGCATTATCGCGTCCATGCTTACAGGCACCCAAGGTGACTTCGGCCCACTGTCATATGGCAAAGGTTTCATACGACTCCCCAACGGGCTGTTTCTGCAGTACTACGGACTACACGGTGAGGTCGAAGCGCGTCGAGATGACTTAGTCGTGCAAGAGGCGACGTACCTCACGCGCAAAGGCAGAAGCAAGATATATGGCGGGTTGCTGACAGAGAACGTTGTGCAAGCACTGGCTCGTATTATCGTCGCTGATCAGATGCTTGAGATTTCGAAACGCTATCGCGTAGTGACGATGACCCACGATGAGATAGTGGTAGTCGCTGACAAAAAAGACGCTGAGACGTGCTTGGCAGACATGCTGCGCGTAATGGCCACCCCTCCGGAGTGGGCTCGAGGCTTGCCGCTGTCTGCAGAAGGCGGGTTCGACACGTGCTATTCCAAGTGAGCCTTGTAGACGTCGAAACCAAACGGTACGCAACCAAATGAGCACGCCCTATGAAGTTCTCAGCATACACCCCGAAGCGACTGAAGACGAAGTTCGCGCCGCATACCGAAAGGCGGCCATGAAGCACCATCCGGATCGCGGCGGCTCGCCCGAAGCTTTTCGAGCTGTGCAAGACGCTTACAGGCGTCTTCGGGATCGGACTTGCCCAGATTGTGGCGGTACGGGCTCAGTCACCACTCGTCGTGGGATATTTGTTGAGAAGGCGCAGTGTCCAAGATGCTGGGAAATCAAGTGAGGAGCTATATGATATGAGCACCATCGGTGTTAGAATCGATCAGCTGCACAACATTCGAGAACGTAAGCGCGAACTCGAAGAACAAGTAAAGCAACTGTCGGAGCAAATGAATGAGCTGGAGGGCCAGCTCATAGATCAGATGGACAAGGAAGGAGTTGTAAGGTCGACCGGCAACACCGCTACGGTCTCGATTTCTGTTTCTGTGCGGCCGTCAATCGACGACTGGGATGCTTTCTACGCGTACATCCACCGCAACAAGTACTACCACTTGCTAGAGCGTCGGCCGTCGGTCACTGGCTGCCGCGAGCTGTTCGAAACCAAAGGCAAAATACCGGGAGCAGTCCCGTTCACTCAGCGCAAGCTGAACATCCGCTCTGTATAGGAGAGAATCAAAAATGGCTACTCGTGCAAAAAGCAACTTGCCTGTTAACTACGAAGCACAACTTGCTCAAGAGGCATCGGAAATCGCGAAGCGAATCGCCACGCCGTCTGGTGACCGTATCCGCTTCAACGCCAATCGTGCGTTCATCACTCCCGATGGGCTGGAGGGTGAGACTCTCGAAGGTGTGATTATCGATTTCACGTCCAGCAACATGTTTTACGAAGGGCAATTTGATCGTGACAGCCCTCAGCCTCCGAGTTGCTTCGCGATTGGATCTGAGCCGTCACTGCTCGTCCCAAGCCAAAAGAGCCCGAACCGACAGGCTGAGTCTTGCTCTGTGTGCCCGAACAACCAGTTCGGTTCCGCTCCCAATGGCAAGGGTAAGGCGTGCAAAAACACTCGTTTGCTGGCAATTGTGCCGGCATCGGCTCTCGATAACCCGAAGGAAGAGGCTCCAATTTGGATCATGTCAGTGCCACCAACTTCGCTCAAAGCGTTTGATTCGTACGTCCACAGCCTGTCAGCAAAGCACAAGACCGTGCCAGTCGGCGTGATTACTCAGATCACGCTGGACAAAGACAACACGTTCGCATCGCCACGCTTCAATGTGGTGCGTCCGTTGAAGGGTGGAGAACTGGCCGTGTTTATGCCGCGCCGCGAAGAGGCAAATCAGCGCCTGTCTGCGGAACCCGACACATCGCGGTATGTCGCAGCTCAACCGCAACCCACAAAGCGTGGCCGTCGATAAGCAGAACCCGGGGAGTATGGAACTAAGCCTCTCTTCTCCCCACCGCTTGAAGCAGCCGGTAGCTGCTTCACCTTTCGCAATCACTTGATGGAGAATCAAAAATGGCACATGCAAAGAGCGTCATCCTTGCCGCAACCGGGGACGCAGTTACTGGCAACAAGTCTGCCGAAACCAAAACGCGACCGGCAAAGGGCATCACTCTCACTCCGACTGAGCACAAAGCTGCTGTCCTCGCTGCCAAAGAGGACGTAAAGCGTACTCGGGCTGCAGTAAGCGAACTGGAAAGGGCTCGCAAAACTCTGGATAAAGAGCATGAGAAGGCCCTCCAAAGTCTGTACCGCGAGCACAAGACGGCCCTCAAAAAGCTGGACAGCGAATACCTGAAGGATCGCAAAGACGCGTGCACCGAGCAAGTAAAGGCGGTCAAAGCCAACACCAAAAGCCTCGTTGTCGCCAAAAGGACCCTCGTTGCGGCCGAAAAAACGCTGCTGCGCCTCAGTCCGCCACGTGCTCAGCCGTCGCCGGTTGATGCATAACTTAGAAGGTCCGGGCGTTAGTGCCCGGACTTCTTTTCCCCGCACGCAAGGAGACCGCGTATGCAGCACATCATGCTTGATCTGGAAACTCTGGACACGGCCCCTTCGGCCGTTGTTCTGAGCATCGGAGCCGTGGCGTTCAAAATGTCCGGCGGCTTGGGCGCTAGTTTTTACGTCGAACTGGTAAACGACATCGACGCTCAGCAGATGCGTGGTCGTACTATCGCCGGCGACTGCGTACGTTGGTGGATGCAGCAAGAAGCAGCAGCTCGGCGCATGTTCGCAGATGTGCCACACGACGGTGTGCAACGAGTTGATACTCTTAGCGCACTCTCGCAGTTTTCAGACTTCGTAGCCAGCAATGGCGGCCCCATGGCGAATATCTGGAGCAATGGCGCAGACTTTGACAACGTCATCCTTAGCTCCCTGTATAAAGCGTATGGAGTATCACAGCCATGGAAGTACACGCGAAGCCGCTGCTACCGAACTGTAAAAAGTCTCAACACCGAACTGCACAACCAGCTTCAGTCGGGAAGCATTCGCCACAACGCTTTGGACGATGCTGTTTCTCAGGCGCTTCACCTGCAAAAGATGCTATCGCATTAGCCAAGCGACACCAATCACGATTTTTCACACGAGGGCGGCTATATGTCTGAGACGGAGATTACCGAGGTCGAAGAGTTGGCGGCGCGCGCTGTTGAGCGGGCCATGTTCTGGGACGGATACATCAACTTGTTGGTCCAACTGCGCCACGAAGGTGCGCGTAAGGCAGTTCGTCGCGCTACCTCCGCGCTTATGCCAACATCCAAAGACGGACCTGACTGTCAGTTGAGAGAAGGGCTGCAGCAAGCCATTGACGCGGCTTTGTTGCTCCAACAAAGAGAGCTTGCAGAGTGCTTCATGCTTTCAGGAGTCGGCGGCAAACGGGCGGAAGAGTATGCCAGAGCCCGAGGCCAAGATATTCTTGGACCGCACCTTAAATACGCCGTAGATACTGGGTACGCACCAACTTTTTGGTGGAGCGACAGCGATGGCTAAGTACCCATTGATCGGCATCGCTGGACGTGCGCGATCTGGTAAAGACACCGTCGCGAACTTCATCATAGCCGCCGTCGGTGGCTATAGGTACGGCTTAGCGGACCCGATCCGTCAGATGCTGGTACCTCTCGGCATCGACATGAACGATCCATACTGGAAAGCCCACAAAGAAGACCCCATTCCAGCGCTTGGCGTCAGTCCGCGGTATATGATGCAAACGCTCGGCACTGAGTGGGGACGTAATCTGGTTAACCACTCTCTGTGGCTAGTGTTGGCCTACCAGCGGCTGCTGCACAGCGGCCCGGGAATGGTTGTTACAGATGTGCGCTTTGAGAACGAAGCCGCGTGGATCCGTAAGCACGGCGGGCGCATCATCCACGTTACCCGGTCCAACGCCGCTGCTATCGAACCCCATGAGAGCGAGAACGGTGTGCAGGTACTGGCATCAGACCTCCAGCTGTCCAATAACGGCACGCTTGAAGAACTTCAGGCAGCTGTGAGGAGCATATTCTATGGCGGCGATTAAGCCAGAAAACCGCTTCATCAAAAGCGTGCACCGATACCTTCAAAACACTTACACCGAGAAGACAAACAACCCTTGGCGTGCTGGAACTGCGGATGTCTGGTACTCGGGCGAGCGCGGGGATTTATGGATCGAGTACAAATTTATCGAGAGCATTCCGAGAAGCGCAGAGATTCTTCCGGGCCTCACACCGCGCCAGAGGCGGTGGCTCAACAACAGATTCGATGAAGGGCGCAACGTAGCGGTTGTGCTTGGAATGCCGACAGGCGGTGTGATCTACCGGGATAAGAAGTGGATGTGTCCGCTCGACCACGTGACCCTTTCTGGGCTCGTTGTGCCGAGAGACGAAATCGCGCGGTGGATTTTTTCGCAAGTCGGAGCCAGTAGATGCAGGTATCTAACATAGTAGTGTCCGTTTCAAGAACGGTCGTAGCTGGCTACAGGATTCTCGCCACCTTGGTACTAGGATATTACCTAGTCAAAGAAACAGTCCGCAGGGAGAAACATGGACGAAAACGTACTACTGATGGCGGAAGCTCTGACACGAGCTGAAGTAGAGGAGGGAGTCAATAGAGCACGCAGCGAGCTATTGGGGCGGCCAAAAAACTTCGATGGCCCATGCATCGACTGTGGCGAGAAGCTTGCTGAATCTCGCCTCTCTTTTGGAGCGATTAGATGCGTACCGTGTCAAACGATTCACGAGCAACGTGCCTCGATCAAGCGCGGAGTGCGCCGTTTTTAACCCTTAAAGACGCAGAGGCTGTTGTCGGTAAGTTCGGAAAGCCTTCCAAAATGCCGGGGTATGCTTATGGGATCCCCGCGCGCCACTGCCCGATAGGGGCAATGCTAGTCAAAGTGCCGGGGTCTGTGTGCTCCAGTTGCTACGCTTTGAAGGGGCGTTATGTGTTCGGCAACGTCCAGCGTGCTCAAGAGCGCCGCTTCAACTCTTTGAAAAATCCGCAGTGGGTCGCCGCTCTGGTTTTCATGATCAAGAAGCGAAACTGCGACTACTTCCGCTGGCACGATTCTGGCGACATCCAAGGCCTGTGGCACTTAGAGAACATCGTCGAAGTGGCACGTCAGTGCCCCGAGACCAAGTTCTGGATTCCGACGCGCGAAAGCCGCGTAGTTCGTCAGTATTTGACACAACACGGCACATTTCCTCCGAACTTGGTCGTGCGCGTGTCAGGTACAATGGTCGACGGCCCAGCACCTGCCTCATTTGCCAACACGTCCACTGTAACGACAGGCGGAAACCCAACCTGCCCAGCCTATAAGCAAGGAGGTGTCTGCGGAAGCTGCAGAGCTTGCTGGAACCCCACCGTCCAAAACGTGTCATACCCCAAGCATTAAGGAACTAAGCTATGCCCATCCACCTGAACGTTTCCCACGCCATATTTCAAGCCGACGGAATGCCTGATACGGAGGCGCGAGTACTACCTACCCCCGGAGGTGGTGTGATGTTCTCCATTAAATTCGGCAATGACGGCCTGATCGTAAACTCCGGTCCAATTACTGCAGGGTACGAGCTGCAGTGTGCCGAATCGCTGCAGTTCATTGCGGATACTATCAGCACTACTGTCCCGGGGCGTCTCAGCCCGTTCGTGCGAGGTTGGATCAACGTCGCCGCTGACGCTCACTACGCAGCAGAACTGAAAGGGATCTGGGAGAACGGTGTCGAACGCAACAACGGCGAAATGCTGTGCTTGATCCACAGCGAGATAAGTGAGGCGCTGGAAGCTTTGCGCCGTGGCAACCCACCGGACGACAAGGTTCCCGAGTTCACCAGCGTAGAGACCGAGTTGGCCGACGCGGTTATCCGTATCATGGACCTTGCCCACGCACGAGGCTGGCGAGTATCGCAGGCTATCGAGGCGAAGATGAAGTTCAACGCTGGACGCCCGCATAAGCATGGGAAAGAGTTCTAACCCATACACAAACCAAACAAAAAAGGACCCCTAGGGGTCCTTTTCTTTTTGCCTGTTCACTCAGGAACGCCAAACTATTTCTAGGTAACTAGGTAGTTCGTGCGTCGAGCTTCTAAGCTTTACAGGATTTCACAAGCGCCCGCCGTGCAAGCCAGTTCTTTGATCCCAGTGGTATTGTCTTCTTTTTCAAACTCCTGCAATTTGGCCCACTCCATAGCGGGCATCTTTGCCGCCAGCGCTTCATATGCTTCCGCTGAGCACTCTGTGTACGGCGCTTGCTGGTACGCGTGATCCGTATGTGGGAGAAAGCTGACGCCGCCAACATCGTCAAAGTGGTTATACACCCAGTCCCCTACGGCCAGCCATTCGTTGTCTCGCACGTAAACCGTGATCGATGGGTTATGCTCGCACCAGAGCTGCTTGAACATCAGATAGTGTTCCAGTTGCTGGATCGCGGACATGTCGTTGCGGAACACTGCGTGTTGCGGGCCGTGTACTGGGAATGAGAACACGGCGGTAGTGTCTGGCTTCATCACGCAATCTTCTACCGGAAAACCCTCGGCGCACATGAGCTGAGTCAACGGGTCCTTCTTGTCAGCGCGCACGGTGCGGATGTAGTACTCCGAGTAGCGCGGATGGATGCCCGAAGCGCTGTCCACCAGCTGACTGACAGTTCCCGACGGCTTCACGGTAGTGATCGCTGCCGAGGGATTGATCCCGAGCTTCTTTGCCCACTTGGCATTGGTCTTGACGGCATGCTCACGGAGCTGAGTCAGCCACTGCGCAGCTTCATCGCTTGGCAGGCTAAGGACTTCATGATCCATGATGCCCGTCATCGACACGCCAAGTAGCCGCTCTTCCTCGGCGTTACGCTTCCAGATGTTGCGCACGTAGCGGTAGTTTGTCAGGGTCGACTGAAACGTTCCCATGATCGTAGCCAACTCGACCTTGTCCATCAAAGTCTCCAACGTGTCGCCAGAGCGGATAACCACTTCTGTCAGATTGCACAGGCCGGAGGGACGGAGAATGATCTCACCACAGGGGTTTGTGCCGAAGTCGAAGTTCGGATCGCGTCGACCTAGCTCGGTTACTTTCTTCTTCGCGGCCATGCGGTTAAAGATCCCCCGCTCACCGGATCGCGACTGGATCAGAGCTACCCACTCTTCAAGGAAGATACTGATATCTGGCTTCTCAGTGTATGCCGCCGAGTTGTTTGCCAACGCTCGCTGCCCATTTTCTATCCACCACTGCCCGCTCTTGGCCGAGCGCATGCGGTCATCGGAGAGATTCGACAGGGATATGAGCGCCGACCTACGGACTCCCCCGACCACTACGACATCAGCGACTTTGCAGATAAGGTCATGGCACTCAACGCTGGTGAGCCTACGGCCTGCTGCTTTCCTGAACAGCGCGATGCTGAACTGAAACAAGTCCACAAGCGGCTTAGGGCCTGACGCTCGCCCTCCAAAAATCTTGAGCTTGGCACCGGCGGGGCGGATTTTGCTCACGTCCCACGCTGGAATCTGGCCGTTGTACAGCATGGCAATCAGCTCTCGAAACGCTGAAGCCCAACCGATTTTGCTGTCTCGCACAGCGACTACAGAATCGCTCTGGTGAAAGTCTTCTGATACGACTGGCAGACGGCTGATGAGCTGGCGCTCTACTGAGAAGCCAACGCCAGTACCACACATCAGGATGTAGAGAATCTCGTCGAACGCGCGGATATGGTCCACCGCCACATATGAACAGTTGAACCCGGCCATCTCGTCGTTCTCAAGCGCTGGCCCCGCGGTCATGAGTGCTCGCATCGACGGCATGGTGCGTAGCTCGCGGATGGATTTGCCGATGCGCTCCGCTGGATACAGCTCGGGGAAGCGACCAGCGAAGAAACCGGTGTACCGATCTACGGTTTCTGGCCAAGTCTCGCGCCGGTTCTCGTCGTCGATCCAACGAGCGTAGCGTGAAAGGTGTATGTACTGCATCAACTGGGACGTGAGGCCGCTGGGCATGTTTTTTGCTCCGATAGGCACAACAGGAAAAGGCGCCCCGATGCCTCGGGGCGGTTAGGTACTTATATCATATCAGAACAATCGCGCCCCGGGGACTGTTCGCTTGACGACATCGCCGAAGTCTACGCGTGGGTCGCCGCCAGCATACCGTAGGACAGTCATCAAGTGCTCGAACGACGGGCCTAAGAGCTCTTCGCCCGGTGCTTTTCTGCCTATGCTCACGCCGCTAAACGCCTGCGCGCCAAAATCGGCCGTTCCCGTCAGGCCGGAGCTTGAGACGGTGTGCGTGAGGTAGTCCTTGAAGCCCCATCCCGGAGGCGCTCCACCAGTAAGCGCGAACTTGGTCATGTCGGCAGCGAAGATTACAGGCATAGCAGCCATAAGAATGCCCCACGGCTTGGGGTTTCCATCGGCCAACTCGCGGTTTGCGCGCTTTAAGACCACATTCTGCATAGCGAATGTGAACTGCTTAAGGTGTGCTACCAGTATGAACCTTGGGTCCGACATCCACACCGGTCGGCTCGATGCGCTCGGCCGCAGCACTGCCTGATCGACGAACTGGAACATAGCCTCCTGAACCTTGGGCGACGACACGTCTAGCCTGCCGTTCTCGCCGGTTGTAATGTCGCTCGCAGTAAGCCCCAACTCAGCCAAAGCCTTGGCATTGCCCTTGTTTGCAAGCAGATACCGCTCGCCCGCCACTGTAGCGGTGATACGCATCGAGTTGTTCCACCCCTGCAGCATGTTGTACTTAAAGAACGTGCGGTTGATGTCGCGCAAGCGCTTGGACATGCTGACGGTTCCGAACGAGTTGCCCATCGCTTCGAGCGTGTTATCGGCGCTAATGACCCCGAGCATGGTGGCCAGTTCCTCACCATCCACGTTCTTGGAGCCTGTCAATCGCTTGAGCGCCGTGACGTACGCACGACCGGCGTCCTTGAAGTCTCCCGAGCGAGCGGCTAGCACGATAGGGTCGATCACTTGGGAGAAGATAGCGAACGGCAGGATGACAAGGTTTTGCAGCGTCAGTACGGACGACAGCAAATCTCGGGTCGCTACAGACATATCGTTACCGAGCGAGCCTTCCAGCCCGCGAACAATTTTGCCGATGTCGTTCAAGTCCTTCGTGGAGCTGATACCAGACGCCTGTAAGATTTTGGATATCTCTATGCCGTCATTATCGAACTCGCGCGCATACTCTGCCCGGTGAACCACTTGGTCCACATAGCTCGTGGTTATGTCGGTCAAGTCCTTAAGCTGGTACTTGGCAAACGCTGCCGCGTTGTCTGGATTGATGAACTTGAGCTGCCGTTCAAGAACCCCGGTAGCAAACGGCGTGAACCCAAGTGCGTGGTCATTCTCAGCAAGGTCTAACTGCCCGCTGCCGTGTGTCAGCGCATCAATTATTGCGTCCGCCTGAGCCGCGCTAACTTCTCTTGTGCTTCTGAGCAGCGCCGTGAAGCCATCACGATCACTCAGTATCGCGTTACGGTCAAATGCTCGCGGGAAGTAGCGCTTTACCTGTCGAATCGGCTCCCATGCCTCCGTTCTCTTGTTATACGTCTTCACTCCGGCTGCCGTGAGATAGTCAAACAGCTCACTGAAGTGCGCAGCAAGTGCTTTCTCCAAGTCCGAAGTGGGCTCGCGCATAGCCTGCATGTTTTCCAGCGCTTCGCGCCGCTGCTGCGCCGTAGTGTCTTTGAGAATCCCTCCGAGCTTATTCCTCCATATGCCTTGCTGCTGGAAGCGCTGCTGTATGAATCCGGCGCGCCCATTCCCCCCGCTGAACTTGTCAGCCAAGCGATTTAGCGCTTCGTTCTGGTAGTCGCGCAAACGATCCGGAGCCGCGCTGAACACTTTCGTCAGGACCTCGGACACCAGTGGCGCAGCTCTGTCCAGCTTGTTCCTCAGTCGGTCACCCCTACCAGACAAATCTTCGAGAACCTCCGATACAACACTCGGATCTGCAAAGCGCCCGTCGTGCAGCGCAGTAAGGAGGTCCTTGGCACGTTGGTCTGCCCCAACCAGCCCGAATAGGTCGCTGAGGAACTGGCGCACGCGCGCAAAGATTCCAGTACCAGTTGGCCCCAGCTGCAACAGGCCTTCAGCCCAGAACTGATACATGTAAGCAATGCGCTCTTCCCCGTCGTTCTCCGCTTGCTCACGCGCGCGCGGGTGGTCGACCAGCAGTTCACGCAGGCGCTTCATCGCGTGTGGCGCATTGGAGGCATCGAGCAGGTCGCGCTTGATAGAGCGAGACGCAGGATCGCTACCCAACGTGGCAAAGAAGTCGTGCAGCGATTCGTGGAATGCTACGCCCATCGGGTTGGCAGCATTTACGGCAATTCGAATCAGGCGATTCGTTTTGTCGACGCCAATTGAGAACTCGCCCGACCCGCCGATTTTCGCAAATGTCGTGAACAGCGTTTTTACGCGCTTACCGCGCGTGCGGCGAATCTCGTCAATAATTTTCTGCTGGTCTTCCGGGCCAATGGCTGTCCCTACCTCGTCAATATTCGATGCTTTCCTAGAACGCACGGCATTTACCATGCGCACTACTTCGGCGCGCTGTTCAGCGGTTGCCTTAGTAGCCAGCAGCAAAGCGCCGAAGCTAACCGGTCCAGCTACTTTTGACGGCGCAAAGGCCTCCTGCAACGCTGCGAGTACTTCTTCCTGCTGCTTGGTCCGCCCGATCTTAGTCATCTGCTGTAGCGCGGGCAGCGTCGCTTGCGCCACGGATACGAGGCGCAGCACCTTCTCAGCAGTATCCAAGCGCTTTATATTGCCGCCTACGAAGATGTCATGCAGCGCGTCCAGCACCGCGCCTCCAGCATTACGAACGACTGGCGCAGGGGCAATACCAGTTCGCGTACTGCTTGTACCGCGCTGCTGCAGCCCCTCGCCGGTAGTCTCGTCAAAGCGTCTCGGACCTTTCGGGTCGCTCCCTCGCAAACTGCCTGTGGAACCAAAGCCCTTGCCCTTTGCGAACGGACCCCCCGTTGATTTGCCCTCACCGAAGTCTCCCCCGACCGGCGATGGAGCGTCGACGATCGCCGATTGCAGATCGTCGAACAGCGGATGGCTTCCCACGTCTCTAGCGGTAGAGAACCCCCGCAGCTCGCTTCGGAACTCCGCGATAGCGTCTGACGTTTCCCCAGCTACTACTAGGTTCTCCTGCACCTCATCAAGAACCGCATGCGCAGCATCCGTGAACGCCGCCTGCATGTCCTGAGCCGCTGATTTGGCGTAGTCTGCTCGCGCCTGCATAGCGCGTGCGGCGGCTAAATCTGCGCGCGAAGACGTCTTTGGGACGTACGCGTCCCATAAAGCCCGCGCCTTCCCCTGTATGCGCTTTTTCACGGCCTCTGTTTCCGTGGCCTGCTGCTCCCACGTGGCGAGCCAGCCCTGCACCACGTCGCTATTTGCATAGCTCAGCGCTTCTTCCAAACCTATGCGGGGGTCCGACGCAGCAGCGAGATCATCACGCATGGTCGCAAGCTGGTCGCGAATGAATGCTCTACGCTGCGGCACACCGCGTTGCTGCCCTTCACGCACGGCCTCGAACGCGCGTAGTGCGAGGATGGCCCCCTCACTCTTCTCCGCACGCTGCACCACGTCGGCAACACCCGGGCCGAACGCGAGGTTCTTTGGAAACCGCCCAGCGGCGGCACCTTCGATGCCCACGATTTCTGGGCGGTTCAATACCGATGCGACCGCATCAGCAAAAAGCCTACGAGTACGCGTCTCGCCGGGTTCTCCACGACCGCTGCCCTCTTTTTTGCCCTGTGCCTGCACCATGGATTGCGCTGACAAAGCCAACTTGGTGCCGTCTTTGCGCAAGAAGACGATCTTGGTTCGGTCAATCCCTGCGGCAGTCTCCTTATTGCGCTTTTTCAACAGGCGCGCGAAGTCCTGCAAGTCTTTATCGCTCGCAGTCGTCTGATTGCGCGCGCCGGAAGTCGCCACAACTTCGAATTGGTCCAGCACTCCCGCGAACCCGTTGCTACGAAAACCAGCCCGCGCCAGCTCTTTAACGGCGTTGAGCTCAGCAATCTGGGCACTGCGGTCTTCGTCCTTACGGGCTTGGTGCCCAGCGATGCGTTTGTCGATGTCGGCAATAACCCGCAGCGCCTCGGTCTCATGGTCGGCCCCCGTGAGATCAGCGAACGCGCGCAGACTGACTACACGCGGATTCTCCCCGACTGCACGCAACTCATCCAGCTTCTTATCGACATCACGTATCGTGCGCCGAAAGCCGTCCTTTGTACTGACTCTGGCTCCCTCCGAGGTCGCTCGTACAAATGGGCGTAGCGACTTGGCGTCCTTAAAATGAAACGTCAGGTTATCCGGATTACCCTCGCGAACGGTCACGCCGATGTTGTTGCGCTCGTCGACTTCGGCGTCCTCGAACGTCGTGTCAGGACGGCCGCCATCGACAGTATCCCCACCATCGACAGTATCCGCTAGCTCGTTATCGCCGATGAGTGAGTCATCAGCAGTGGCAACGGGCGCACTCGCTATTTCGGCATCCGCCTCACGCGATAGCGCCGCACGCTGCAAGTTGCCGTAGTATTCCAAAACAGTCTGAGCTTTACGAACGGACCCGAAGACCGCGGCCAGTGGAGTGAGTAGTTTGAGCTTCTGCTCCTTATTCCGATTCTGTATACGCACCGCGCCGGCGTCTACATAGTTCGCTATGTTCCTCAGGGTTTTTGGGGACACCGGTTCGGCCAGTAAGGACTCAAGGAAACTGTTGCCCTGAGAGGTCTGTATATCGCGCGATGCCGAGGGGATATCCCGAATCTTCACCACGGCGGCGCGTAGCCCATCGGAGCCACTGATCTTTGTGGCCGTCTCCAGAATGTCGTCGCCAACAACCTCGGACAAGTTCCTAAGCCGCACGGCAACTTCTGGCGTAATTTTAGCCTCTGGCGAGAAGCGGACTGAGGCGCTGACCAGCTGCCGAGCCAGCAGCGGAGCGTCCGCAGCTCTATCAGGCCCAAGCCGTACTGCGAGCTCGTTGATAAGCGGTGCCAATTCTTGCAGCGGGAGATCCTGCAGATTCTTCTTTATCAAGCCGTCGGCGATGGCCGAAGTACTATCCTCGAAAGCGTTTTTCGCCGTGTTAAGGACACCGGGCAGCGCTTTGCGCGCTTCGCGCGCTTTAATGCCTAGGCTTTTCCCCAGTTCAGACAGCTCTACGATGGCCTCGCCAAATCTTTTACCTGTCTGCTGCGCGATTACGTTTTGGGCTACAAAAGCCTGTGCCTCAGGAGAGGTGAAGTCGCCGTTGAACCCCTCCACGCGAGCTGCAAGGCTCTTCGACGTGGCCGGGTTATTGAGCAGTTCTTGCGCGTACACCGCCGCCCGCTCTTGCCGCTTAATATCGCGGGCAGACAGCGCAGCAGCAGGGTCCACAGCGCCGAGTACACTGGGGTCTTCGGTATCAGGGAGCAGATCGGCCGCTGCTGAATCCGCGAGATCATCGCCAAACACTTGCTGGATGAACTCGCCCGGATTCGTGGCAGTCGCGCTCGCAGATTCCGTACGAGCGAGTATGTCCTCTACGGGATCGGAAGGGCTAAGCTCAGACGGCTCAGACGGCTCAGACGGCTCAGACGGGAGAGTACTCCGGATCTTATTACCGGCGCTATCTACTGCATCTGCAACCGCATTGCCCGCCTTCGAGGCTCTGCGTGCTAGCACTTCCGCTCCCGCCTGCGCAGCCCGTCCCGCCCCGCGTACGCCGGCGGTCACTCCACCGCCGGTCAGCGCACCGGACACAGCGTCGTCAGCGACGTCAAGCAAGTTGAGCTTGCGCGACGGATCAAGGAACGCATCGGCCTTGAAGCCGACCACATTCTGCAGGCCCTCGGTAAGACCTTCCTCGCCGCTTCTGCGTAGGACTTCTCTACCGAATGACTGGGTCGGTTTGCGGAATACCCCGCGCGAGAGCGCGAGCGGAACTGCCGATTCCAAGAGCGCATTTACGGCGCTCTTGGCATTTGCTGCAGTGGTGCGGTCATCAACGCTAGCTTGTGCAAGTCTGGGGTCGCTCTGCTGCCCGAGAGCCGCTTCGCCGCGCTCGACTTCAAACGCGGTGCCGGCAGTGGCGGCGTTACCGACGAGCCTACCGAGAGGACCGCGGCCGCCCGTCACGAGCGCCGTGGCCAACGTGGGCGCTAGGCTCGCAACCCCTTGCCCGAAGGCTCCAGTAGCGAAATCGAACGCGTCGTTCACGCCGCGGATATCGCGGAGCGAACGAACACGCGGTGCAGAGGGCTCCTGCTCCTGCTGAATCCGGAGCGCCTGATCATTAAGCCGTGCGGCACCCTCCACGTCTCCGCTGGACTCCAAGCGCAGTGCTTCGCTGGCCAAACGGCCCGAACTCAGTCCAGCGATACCGGAACGAAACCCCCTCGTAAACTGCGTGTCATCGCTCTGAGTAAGCGCTGCTACGTCCTGCGCCGAGATACCGGGATCGGCGATAAACGGTGGCACGACTGGTGTCTCGTCGTCAGCAGCCGTGCGGAGGATAGAGTTGCGGATCATAAGTTAGTTACCCCGACGCGTGCGTTGTTTGTTAACAGGCGTTCCATCGGCATTCTGCCCGGTAAACTCTTGGAGTAGCGCCAAGCGTTCCGCGCTTAGACCGCCGTTGGCGGTCCTTAAAATGTCTTCAACCGGGGTGGGTTGCCCGGAGCGATCAATTACAACGTTCTTGTTGTTAAATGGGAGGTTCGTACGCAAGTAATCGACCGGGGATAGCGTGCTGTTGAACACGTCACTAACTGTGGATTCTTGGATCCTTTCCGGCAAGGTATCGTCGATGTTGTTGACAGTCGCACCGGAGTTGAACACGCCTTTGTTTGCAGCAGCGTTGCGCACGTCCCTAATCTCAAACAGCGTTTTGAAGCGCTGCAGGGCCTTCTCTTGGCTCTGAGCAGGCAAGTTCGCCAGCGCTTCAAAGCTATTCACGCCGGCGAAGTTCTGAAGAACTTGGGGGTCAGACCCAAACACGAACGACTTGAACTCCTCCTGTTTGCCCTTGTCAACCGCGTCGTCGCCGGTATTGAAGAACCCGTTGATGGAGTTCGTGAGTCGGTCAACCCCAGTGGCTTCGTCACCTCGCGCCAAGCGCACAGCATTACGCTGCGCGGCCTCTGCGCGCTGCTGTGTCTCCGCGACAGCCTTCTGCGCAGCGGAGTTGTCACTGGCGAACCCGCGCAGTGTACTGAGCGCCTGCAGGTCTGCAGAACGCCCCGCCGTCTCTGCTGTGAGGTCTTGCCCACGACGCACATTTTGATTGCCTGCGACACGGTCAAGAGCATCGTTGCGAGCGGTTTCGATGTCTAGCCTGTGGCGGTCAGCGAAATCAGACCCGAAGCGCACGTTTTGGCCAAAGCCGCCCCGTAAAATGGAGTCAAATCTGTCGTTGATAGCACGCGCGCTACTGTCCCCGCCACCGCCACCGCCACTGCGCCGACCGCCCCCATTCAGCCGCTGGACGGCCGCAAGGATAGCCTGATCCAAAGGTGAGGCCTCAGCCTGCTGTTGCTGTGGTGCGCTAGGGGTACCGATCCCGGTAAACGTGTCAATGCGACCACCCGGAACGCTCGCCGAGCCAAAGATGTTCGGCCCACCACGTGCGCCGCCCAGCTGGGAGTTGCCGAAGTTTAGCGTCCCGACGTTCGGGTCCGACGTGTCGCTGCGCAGTGCGCTGATCCGATCCTTTTGGCTTAGTACAGGAAGGCTATCACCGGGCTGTACACCACCGGGCTGTACACCACCGGGCTGTACACCGCCGGGCTGTACACCGCCGGGCTGTACACCGCCGGGCTGTACACCGCCGGGTCGCGCCGCAGCCGCATCTTCTTCCGCTCTCGCCCTGTTCTCAAACTCTGTGCGCTGGCTATCGGAGCCAAACCCTTTGAAGAACCCCTCCCCTCCGGGCAGCGCGCCGGCAATACCGCGCCCGAGGCGTCCAGCGAGCCCAAACGTCGCTGCGTCACCTGCGTTCGTAAGGCTCTGAAGTACCCGCGCCGAGCTACGCCCAAAGTCAGATTCTGCCCCCACAGAACTAGCGAACTCATCAGTAAATCCGGAGGCGTTATCATCGAGCGTTTGGAGTACGCCGAGCGCCGGAGCCAATGCAAGGCCACCACGAGCCGCCCCACCCAGCCGCCCGCCACCGCCACTGAGCTTGGCGGCTAGGCCGGTACGCCCAGCAAGTACGCGCTCCTTTGGGATAACCTGCGCCGCTCGGTTAATGCGCTGTGCGGTACCACGCAGCCCGGGGTCAAACGCTTCAAAACCAGCCTTGCGCAGAATCGAGTTGCCGGCTCGCGATGCAGCTACCTCTGCGCTAGGAGTAAACAGGCTCTTTACTGCACCGACCCCACGCTGCGCCGTACCGCGGACACCTTCGGCGGTAGCAGTAGCAGCAGCAGGCGCTGCTCGGGCCGCTCTGACTGCCTCGCGCTTGCGTGCTGCGTCTATAAGCGCTTGTTGCATGCGCGGGTTCTTGATGTCGAACGCAGTGGACCCGCCGTCGGCCATTTTCTGTACCCGCTCATCGCCGTCGTTATCGTCGGAATCAGTGTCGGTAAATTTGTGTGTCGCCAGCCGTAGGGCTTCGAGCTTGTCTCGACCGACGATATTCACAGTGTCAGCTGGAAGCACGAATTCTCCGTTACTGAGGGCTACCGGGCCAATGGCATCGTCTCGTGGCCCACCCTTACCCCGTACCGGGCCACCGTCGACCAAGCCAAAGAACTTGCGGAGCGCACTTTTTTGCTCCGGCTCCGGCTGTTTAGTATTGTCAGCCGGAGCTGGAGCTGGAGCCGGAGCGGGCTCCCCATCAATAGCGGCGTCAAGTTGCGCACGGCGATTTTTGAGCGCGAAACCGGCACGTGCAGCCAAACCGTCGCCAAGGAGACTCGGGTCTACTGCGCCACCGTCTGCCATTTTGCGCAGACGCGATTTGTTGAGAAAAGCTTTCTGGATATTGTTCATACTCGTCCACCATCGAAAGAGACAGTCTCGCTGTGCGAAGTTGAAGTCTGTTCGGACTTGGAGTTCGATTCGGAGAACTGACCGCTCGCCCCCACAGAACCAGAACCGGACAACGTAGCACCAACATGTACCCCGGCTGCGGCACCAGCGGCCAGTGTCGACGCAATCTGCCCAGCAGCCTTAAGTGCGTCCACAATGATAGCCGCTTGCCGAATAAGTTGCTCCATATTACCAAGATATGCTTGCACCTGTGCCTGATAAAACGCCACGTTGGTCCGCAGTTCCGCCTCTTTTGCGGTTACCGTGATCTGAGCCTTGGCTGTCTCAGCCTGAGCTTGGGCTGAGAACCGCTGCGTGTCTGCGACATATGCCTGCGCGGCAGACTGGATGACTGAAGACTGAGACTGAATGCGAGTTTTCTCGGCTTCGAGATCGGCCACATAGGCCTCAATCAGAGAGCGGTTTCGCTGAATAGTCAGCTCAGCGCGCTTGACCTCAATATCGGCAACCGACGATTTGCCCTGAATGAGCGCAGTGTAGGCGCGAGCCTCAGAGTCGATAATCCCAGCCTTGGCTACTTCGCCCTTCACTTGTGACTCATAGGCATCGAAGCGGACCTTGTCAGCTTGGATGCGCTCACCGAACGCCTGTACATCGGTTCTGTATACTTCAATGCGGCTGCGGGCTACCTCGGACTCGACTTGAGCGCCCTGCATCTGAGCCCTGAAAATCTCTACCCCTGTTTGCAACGCCTGTACCTGCGCGGTGTACGTGCGCACCTTCTGCTCGTTGATCTGCCCGCGAGCAACCTCGGCATCGATCTCAGCCTTGAACACTTCGAGTTTGGACAGCTCAGCGCGAACGCGCGTGTCAAAAACCTGAGCGAGAATCTGGTACCCATTCATACGCGCATTAAACAGCGCTACCTGCGCGTTGTGGATGTTCAGCTGCGCCTCTACCTGAAACCGAGAGGCCTCGAAGATACGCTGCGCAGAGTTTAGGAAGATGTTGACATACACGTTTTCTGCGGCGATGGCCTGCTGCACTGCAAAACGGATATTCTCTATCTGCGTCTCTACGAACTTGATGGTCAGCTCGCGATTGAGGGCCAGCTTCTTGATGGAAAGGTCCTGACGCAGCTGATCGACGCGTGCCGCCTGCATGCCAGTCGGCATCGTAAAGCCGCGTAACGAGAACTCCTCGGCCACCGAGTCGATCTCGCGGTTCACGATCATGTCCTCGCGCGACATTGCGCGCTCGACCATAGCCAGTTCGACCGCCGGCGGGATGCCACTACCGCCCGACCAAAGCGTCCGGACAACCTCGAATACTTCGTCGAGAATCTCAGCGTAGTAGGTGGGCTCCGACCACTGCAAGATGCCGGGAAGCGCCGTGCCCTCGAACTCTGGAGTGGTCGTGCTGAACTCAGGCAGCTGTATCCCGCTGAAGCTTGGGATAGCGATTTCCGCCAGCGTAGGAAGCGGCGGTACCACCAGTAGCGGTGCCTTGGGCAACACCACGTCGTTGATCAGCGGGCGCTCTGGTGCAGGGCCAAGCGCTATTGGCGATGGCGGCGTGGGGATGCTCAACGACCCGATGCTCGATACGAACTCAGGAATGCTGAGGGTCGATACCGGAGGCGTGGGGTCAAGCACCGGACGGTCTGGCGTGTTGGACGTGATGCTGCCAAACGATGTCGGAGTAATCGCAGGCAGATCGAACTGAATAGCGATATTCGGATCGATATTCGGTACTGCCGGCGGCATCCCCGCACTGAAGTTGAAATTGACGCCTTCCAACGCGCTGATAGTACTGAGCGCCGTGCGCTGCATTTCCGAAGACGTGCTTAGCGCGTCGCGGATACGCTTGTCTACGAGGTCTTCGACCACCGCAACGGCGCTGAAAGCTTCTTCGTACACGCCACCCATGTCAAACCCTCCGGGACGATATTGCGACGTCCACTATTGCGTCGTGTATCTCAAACTCAGCGCCGCTGACGTTTCGGATTGTCATACGCCAGTATCGACCCCAAAGCCCTTTGCCAAGCACCACCCGGCTGTTTCGTGGAGCTCCTGCTGCACGCTGCTCCAAGAAATATGTAACTGGCGGGTGCCCGGATTCGTACGTCTCCGCAGTTACTGCTATCTGCCCATCGCTAGTGTAGCCGAAGTACAGGGCATCTACACGTTTGGTCTGAACCGAGTCAAAGTCGGCAAAGCCACTTACTACTTCGGCGTCGATCTGCTCGCCTGAGTCCGTAGTACCGGCGAGCTCATACAGTCCGTCAGGGCCTACGGCGAGCGTCTTGCCGCCCGGTTGAGCAATGGACTCGAAATCGAAATTATTATACCAGCTCGCGGCGGCAGTCTCTGTGTTCATCACCCACGCGATCTTGTCAGGGTCTTTATACCACGTACTGGCGGTTACTTCGGCCGCTGAGTCAATCGTAAGCTGAGTATCGGCCTGTAGCATAACGATGCTCGCCGAGTTACCAGTACTAAGCAGCAAGAAGAACTGCGGCTCGCTGGAGGCCGTTACTTCGGTGCTGCCGCCAGCACTGTTTATCACAGTCTCTTCAACGCGACGAAGTATCGTAATTGTGGCGCTGGCGTCCGCGCCTGTAGTAGCGGTTTCCGACAGTCCGAGGCCTACGGTAGAGGATGCCTCGGCAGTTTCGTTCGCTTGGAATATGGCAAGGGTACCGATAACCACCGAGCTCGTAGCCTGCATAGCAGACGACAGCAGCTGCGGGATGTCCATAGCCGCGATTTCGTCTGTGACATTGGCCGCTGAGTCAGCCGTCACGTTAATCGTCGCAAACGGAATACTGCGCCCGCGAGCGGCATCACTGAATAGGCCGGCCACAACCAGCGACGAGGATACTTCCCCCGTAGTCTGGGCCACATTGAGCAGCACCGCGTAGGCGTCGATAACGACCTGTGACGTTGTGACAGCAGTCGCTACGGTAATTGGTGGAGTAATACCCGGTGCAACGCCAGACGTGCAGCTGCCAACGGATTCACTGATGATGATTGCGTCCATGGCCGGGGTGTCAGAAACACCGACAGCCAGCACCTCGACGATCTCGCACACTACGCTCATGGCTTATTAACTCCTACGAAAGTAGGGAACCCGTCTTTCTGGTTGATGCTATCCGGCGCGTACCCGAGCGCCCGTCTCTCTCCTTGGTACGACGATAGGTTGGTTGCGAACACAAGCATATCGCTTCCAATTGCGCTGTGCTCAGCGAAGATAAACTGCACATCGCCAGAAAGCGGGTCAGGCGAGGGGGTCATCCAGTGATTGAACACTTGGCTAGCGGTAACAGGAATGCTCAGTGGACCGCCGTACCCCGGAGATATCAGAAACAAGCTCGCCCGTTCATCCCGCTCTAAATCCCAACTCGTGCTGCTCGGAGTCTTGTCCATGCCTCTTTGGTTGAAGCCGTCAACAACTTGGCAGATAGATAGCCAGCTACCCGAATCCGCAAACTCATGGCATGCGCCCCCGCTACCGCCGCCAGCAACCCACGGGCCGCCGCCACCCGGCTCATACGCCGTGCAGACTACGCGGCGCTCTTTGGGAAAACCTGCGCCGCCGGAAGAGCAAGGCGCTTCGCCGCGACATACTTTTGTATTGCAGTCTGGACGATCCGGAGGGAATGGCGGCGCGTTGATCCGTGGAAAACAGCGCCAAGCGTACCCCACGTTTGGGTCCTTGACGACGTCGAAGCGCACCGCGGTGCTACCGCTGCGATTAAGGTTGAACCGGCTGGCAGTCGCGTAATAATACGCCTCTCGACTGAACTGTGGGATGGCCACGGCCGACACCACCTGCTCGCCACCCATGCGGTCTACCGTTGTAGTGCTCCGAAACACGCGCTCGCGCCAGACATAGGCTGCCTCGGGGGATTGAATGAAGTCAGAGAACTTTGGCGGATCGTATCCTAGGTCCTTCGAGTCGATCTGGGTAACGACTGTAAGTTCCTGTAGCACTTTGCGGTCGTCAAAATCGTTTGAGTACATCATGTCCGGGAAGGAGCGCGACCCAGACGTCTCGGTGATGGTCCACGACCCTGCAAGCAGGCACTCGCCGGAAAACCGCGGGTCGTCTACGTTGTTGAAGACGTCCTGCTTCGGATTCCGATAATACTTCACAACCTTGAGGTCGTCGTCCACAAACGCCACGAACATAGGGGTGTCGACCTTCGGTATCGGCAGCCCAGCAGCCTCGATACTTGGCACCCCCGAATGGCTCAGTAATCCGGGCAGCATCGGCTCGTGGAACTTGATCGGTACGTATCGCGCGGGCCCTTTTGCGGGTGGAGAGTAGATGAATCCCTCGGTGTTCTTCCGCAGGTTTGCGGTACCGTCGGCGACCGGCTCATCTGGTTTCCGAACCTCTTTAACTGCGCCGATGGTGATGTTTACTTGATACCAAACACCGCGCTGAAAGCCGTCATCGCCAAAATAGTACGCCGTATTATGTGCTTCATTACCCCGCTCATTGAACGCCCAGCCCATGGCAGAGCTGTACGGACTACAGCGATAGAACTCCTGCAGATCCTCGGGCTTCATCAAACGCAGAATATCCCCGCTGGTAACCATCTCCTCAACCTGCGCGCTCAGGGCTGGGAACGCTTCACCCGTCGGTAGGCACCCGAGCTCATCTAGCGCGAATACCATTGCTGAGTCCCCGCGTGCTTCAGCACTGGCTCGGAACTCGTCGGTTCTCGACATGGGGAAGTTGGGGAGCAGGCGAGCGATAACGCCGCGCGCGTTGCTTATTTCCACCAGCCACAGGCGGCCGTCCGCTCCCGTCGTGATACCGTGCGTGCGCGCAAAGCGCCAATCGAAGCGAATCTGTACGCCGTTGTCGCGTACATCCCTGATATACCTAGCATCGACATACCCGTCTTCAGCCTTCGGGGTACCGCGGCCGCGCAGTTTTTCTTTCCGAATACGCCCTAGCCCCATGACTACCTGAGCAACCTTTTTCATGGTTCCCGAGTACATGGACGACCGCAGCTTGGTGTATTGAGAAAACACCGGTATGCCTGTTAGCGAATTGTTTTTCAGCTCATCAAATGCCGCGTGTGGGCTAACCGCCAGCCGCGTTACTTCTTGTCGGCCACCAACCAGCTCCTTGTGCGTATCTCGACACACGGGGGTCGGGGAAAACAAAGCGCATACGAAGAACGTAAAGTCCCTACCACGCGCGTCTTTGCGCGTACGCTCTTCCAGATATCCGTTGAACACCAACCCCGAGTAGAACTCTGGTTCTGGCGTGTCGTCGTATGTCTCGAATTCCTCGGGATTCAGCCGCTCGGGTACCTCTGGGGCCACTGCAATATGCAGCACATGCTGGTCGCCAGCTGATAGGACGTAGACCGTAGAGTCATCGTCCAACCGGCGCGACAAAGCAAAAGTATCGACTCCAGCCAGCCGCTTGAAATTCTGCACCTCATAGAGCATCGCCTTGGCATCAGGAATGAGTGCCAAGGCGCGAGACGCATCTCCCTCCAGCCGAATCGATGGAAAGCCATCGTAAACAGCCATGTGGGATTAGGTCGAGGTCAGTTGGACGCGGTACGCGAGATTGAAGACGTCCGTATTGAACAGCGTGCGGGCCGCGGTAAACTTGGCCGCGGAAATCAGCTTCCCGGTAACCGCGCCCTTTGCCGCGTCGCTGGTCATCGCCGCGCCGTTAACGGTCAGGCTGGAGGCCGTAGCAATCGTAAACGCCGCCTTGTTGGCGAGGTTATCGATCAGCGGGGTTGTCGGCGCGGTCGGTACCCAGACGGGGCGAGTGGCCTCGGTATACCCTTCTGTGCTGGACGTGATCTCGCTGGCAGTAGCCGGGTAACTCGCAGCAGTGAGCCCCGCCAACGGCGTGTAGTTTGCTGCGTACAGCGAAAGATACCATGTTGGCAACTTAGCGCCATTGTTGAGGCCGACAGTAAGCAAATACAGCAAGCCCTCGTCGGGCAGGAGATTGGGGTCAAATCTCTCATCGCTACCGTTCACGTCGTGCAGGTACCCGCCATTACCGACGGCTGAAGCCTTGGCGAAAAGGATGCCGCCATCATCAGCGATCTCGTACTGATGATTGTGTAAGTAGCGCCGGAACTCGCCGGCATGACGATTCAAATCTTTATGGAACATGGCCCTATCTCCTAAGCTTGGGGGAGCACAGTTGTGAATACTACATCATTCAATCGGGAGTTGCGCCAAGCTAACAGCCAGCGCGAATGCGCGGAACCGCTGATCGCTAGTTAGATCAACTCGCCACTTGCCAACGCCATCCCCTGCGCCGACCGGGAAGCCCTTGGCTGGATTGCCCTGCTCAAGATCGGCCGCGTTCAGCTGCACCGAGGTGCCTGCTGGGACATTCAGTACCAGCGGCCCGCTGCGCGTGCCTGCATCATCGGTGGCAAACAGGATTACGCTAGCCGGCTCGCTCGTCGAGATAATGCGCAGAAACGTCCGCTGTTCAGGGTTACTTGCGGGGTTAAGTGCCCACGCCGTAGCGTTATACGCACCGACGATCCGCGCTAAAGGCAAAGGCCCATCGAAAAACGTCTGTGTGGCACCGTTCGGCGAAAACAACCGCGCGTGGGCCACGACCGTATCGCCAAGTTCAGTCCCCGCGATCTTGCCGATTGCGAGCACACAAGAGCTGGAGCACGTCGCGACCACAACACTGCTACCGTTAGCAAGGAGCGTACCGCCTGACACGGTGGCTGGTGTGGCAAAAGTCACACCTTCGGGGAGCGTCAGTCGGAACGTGACGGATTCGCCCGTCATAATCTCGATGTCTGCTGGCAGCGTGATTACCTCAGCACGCTGCACGTTGATATTGGCCGGCGTGCAGGCTGTGCCGAGTGTGCCGTAACACAGGTCGGCGGCGATTGCCTGCGTTACCGAGGTTGCAACGACGAAGATGATTGCAGTAATACGTTTCATGTGGATACTCCTCTTGGGGTGCCTAAATCTCGGCGATGCGCTCAAACACTATCGGTCCGATGCTCGCCACGTAGTATAGCAGGCGCACTTACGGCCCATTCTTGATTTGATACGCCGCTACCGCGACAAGCAC